CGCCGGCCTCGTCGGCGGCGCCGCCTTCGCCCGCGGTGGCGTGATCCGCCAGGGCTTGCCCGTACCGTTCGCGCAAGGCGGCGTCATCGCCAGCCCCATCGCCTTCCCGCTCGCCGGCAACCGCCTGGGGCTGGCCGGCGAACGCGGCCCCGAGGCCATCCTGCCCCTCGCCCGCGGCTCCGATGGCCGCCTCGGCGTCCGCGCCGACGGCGGCGCGGGCATCGCCGTCACCGTCAATATCAGCACCCCTGACGTTGAGAGCTTCCGCCGCTCCGAGACCCAGCTCGCCGCCCTGCTGGCCCGCGCCGTCGCGCAGGGTCAACGCAACCTGTAAGGGGCGAATGGCAAATAGCGAATGGTGAATGGTGAATGGCAGCAGCCCCCATTCGCCATTCCCCATTCGCCATTCGCGCATCACCATGTTCCACGAAACCCGCTTCCCCACCGCCATCTCCCGCGCCGCCCACGGCGGCCCGGAGCGCCGCACCGATGTGGTGGTGCTCGGCTCCGGCGCGGAAGAGCGCAACGCCCGCTGGGCCGATTCGCGCCGCAGCTGGAACGCCGGCTACGGCATCAAGTCGCTCGACGACCTGCACGCCGTCATCGCCTTCTTCGAGGAGCGCCGCGGCCGGCTCATCGGCTTCCGCTGGCGCGATCCCATGGACTTCAAGTCCTGTCCGCCCGAGGCCACGCCCACGGCCCTCGACCAGCTGATCGGCACCGGCGACGGCGCCACCGCCATCTTCCAGCTCACGAAGACCTACGGCGCCGCCTTCAACCCCTGGGTCCGCGCCATCAGGAAGCCCGTCGCCGGCACCGTGCTCATCGGTGTCGCCGGCGTCACGCAGACGCCGGCCACCGACTACGCGATCGACCACACCACCGGCATCGTCACCTTCACGCCCGGCCACATCCCCGGCATCGGCCAGCCCATCACCGCCGGCTTCGAGCTCGACGTCCCCGTCCGCTTCGACACCGACCGCCTGGAGATCAACCTCCAAGGCTTCCGCCACGGCGCCATCCCGTCGATCCCCATCGTCGAGATCCGTCTCTAGGCGCGAATGGCGAATGGCCAGTAGCGAATGGTTGCCGCGACCTCGTCCGTTCACAACTTACCATTCGCCACTCGCCACTCGCCCCCATGAAACTCCTCCCTCCCGCCCTCCAGTCTCACCTCGCCACCGGCACCACCACGCTCGCCTGGTGCTGGCGCATCACCCGCAACGACGGCACGAAGCTCGGCTTTACCGACCACGACCGCGATCTCGCCTTCGACGGCACCGCCTTCGAGGCCGCCACCGGCTTCACAGCCAGCGAGATCAAGGACGCGCTGGGCCTCTCCGTGGACAACCTGGAGGTCTCCTCCGCCCTCAAGTCCGATCGCCTCAACGAGGACGACCTCGCCGCCGGCCTCTACGACGATGCCATCGTCGAGATCTGGCGCGTCAACTGGACCGACACCGACCAGCGCGTGCTGATGCGCTCCGGCAGCCTCGGCGAGGTGCGCCGCTCCGGCGCCGCCTTCACGGCGGAGGTGCGCGGCCTCGCCCACTACCTGCAGCAGCCCAAGGGCCGCCTCTACCAGTCCGCCTGCGACGCCGACCTCGGCGACGCCCGCTGCGGCATCGATCTCGACAACCCGGCCTTCCGCGGCACCGGCACTGTCCTCGCCGCCCCAACCCCGCGCCTCGTCACCGCTTCGGGCCTCGCCGCCTTCGCCGCCGGCTGGTTCACGCGCGGCCTCGTCACTTTCACCTCCGGCGCCAACGCCGGCCGCTCCCACGAGGTCAAGCGCCACACGCTCGCCGGCACCGAGGCCACCATCGAGCTGTGGCAGCCCATGGCGTCAGCCATCTCCGCCAGCGATGCCTTCACCGTCACCACCGGCTGCGACAAGCAGCTCGCCACCTGCAAGACGAGATTCGCCAACGCCGCCAACTTCCGCGGCTTCCCCCACATGCCCGGCCCCGACTACATCCTCGCCGTCGCCAAGCCGGGCGAGCCGGTGAAGACAAGGCGAATGGCGAGTGGCGAATAGCGAATGGGGCTCGCGTCACTAGCCACTTTCCATTCGCCATTCGCCACTCGCCATTCGCGCTGATGCTCATGCCTTCCACTCGCACCACGGCCGCCGCAATCGCCCGCACCTGGCTCGGCACGCCCTACCACCACCACGCCAGCCTCAAGGGCGTCGGCACCGACTGCATCGGCCTCGTCCGCGGCATCTGGCGCGAGCTCTATGGCCCGGAGCCGCAAGCGCTCCCCGCCTACACCCGTGACTGGGCCGAGGCGCAAGGCCGCGAGACTCTGCTCGAAGCCGCCCACCGTCATCTCATCGAGGTTCCCCCGAGCGAGGCGCAAGCTGGCGACATCCTCATCTTCCGCTGGCGCCGCACCGCCCCCGCCAAGCACTGCGCCATCGTCTCCACCCCCACCGCCATGATCCACGCGCTGGAAGGCGCCCCTGTCTCCGAAGTCTCCCTCTCCCCCTGGTGGCGCCGCCATCTGGCAGGGGTCTTCGCGTTTCCCGATTTGGCGAATGGCGAATAGCGAGTGGCGAATGGCGGGTCGAAATAGTCGATGACCCCATTCGCGATTGGCCATTCGCCATTCGTCCCCTCTCACCACTCACCACCTCGCTCCCACATGGCCACCCTCGCCCTCGCCGTAGCCGGCGCCGCTGCCGGCAGCGCGCTGCTGCCTGCCGGCGTCACCATCCTCGGCGCCACGCTCACCGGCGCGGCCGTCGGCGCGCAGGTCGGGGCCTTCGCCGGCTCGTTCGTGGACCGCGCGCTGTTCGGCGCCTCCGGCCAGTCGCGCGCGCTCGCCGGCCCGCGCCTCACCGAGCTGCGCATCACCGGCTCGTCGGAAGGCGCGCCCATCCCGCGCCTGTACGGCCGCGCCCGCCTCGGCAGCCAGCTGATCTGGGCCACCGACTTCGAGGAGGAGGTCGTTACCGCCTCCCAGAGCGGCGGCGGCAAAGGCGGTGCGCTCGGCCCGCAATCCAGGTCCGTCGAGTACCACTACTTCGCCAGCTTCGCCGTCGCCCTCTCAGAGGGCGAGATCGCCGGCATCGGCCGCGTCTGGGCCGACGGCGTCGAGCTCGACCTCTCCACCCTCACCCACCGCCTCTACACCGGCAGCGAGACGCAGGCCCCCGACAGCCTGATCGAGGCCCGCGAGGGCGCCGGCAACGCGCCCGCCTACCGCGGCACAGCCTACGTCGTGTTCGAGCGCCTCGCGCTCGCCCCCTTCGGCAACCGCATTCCGCAGCTCTCCTTCGAGGTCGCCCGCTCCGTCGATCCGTTCGCATCGCGCATCCGCGCCGTGTCGCTCATCCCGGGCGCGGGCGAGTTCGTCTATTCGCCCGAGCCCGTCACCCGCAAGGTCGGCGCCGCCGGCAATCTCCCCGAGAATGTGCACACCCGCCAAGGGGGGGCAGAGGGCAGCGACTGGACCGTCGCCCTCGACCAGCTCGAGGCCACGCTTCCCAACGTGGCCTCGGTCAATCTCATCGTCACCTGGTTCGGCACCGATCTGCGCGCCGCCAACTGCGAGATCTGCCCCGGCGTGGACCTCGCCGACAAGGTCACCCAGCCGCTCGCCTGGAGCGTCGCCGGCATCGACCGCGCCCAGGCCCACCTCGTCAGCGTCGTGGAAGGCCGCGCTGCCTACGGCGGCACGCCCTCCGATCAGACCGTCGTCGCCGCCATCCAGGACCTCAAGGCCCGCGGCTTCTCCGTCACGCTGACGCCGTTCCTCTTGATGGACATTCCCGCCGGAAACACCCTCCCCGATCCCTACACCGGCTCGACCGGCCAGCCCGCCTATCCCTGGCGCGGCCGCATCACCGTCTCTCCCGCCCTTGGCCAGCCCGGCACCCCCGACAAGACCACCGCCGCAGCCACCCAGCTCGCCGCCTTCGTCGGCACCGCGGACGCGGCCGACTTCGCCATCGATGATGAGAGCGTCGCCTACTCCGGTCCCACGGAGTGGTCCTACCGCCGCTTCATCCTGCACTACGCCCACCTCGCCGAGGCCGCCGGCGGCGTCGACGCCTTCATCATCGGCACCGAGCTCATAGGCCTCACCACGGTGCGCGACAGCACCTCCACCTACCCCTTCGTCGCCGCCCTCGGCGATCTCGCCGCCGACGTTAAATCCGTGGTCGCCGCCTCGGGCACCAAGGTCACGTATGTCGCCGATTGGTCGGAATACTTCGGCCACCAGCCCACCGACGGCTCCGGCGACGTCTATTTCCACCTCGACCCGCTGTGGTCCTCGCCCGCCGTCGACGCCGTCGGCATCGACATGTACTGGCCGCTCTCGGACTGGCGCGACGGCAACGCCCACCTCGATCGCCTCGCCGGCGCCTCCTCCATCTACGACGTCGCCTACCTGGCCGGAAACCTCGTCGCCGGCGAGGGCTACGACTGGTACTACGCCACCCCTGCCGACCGCACCGCCCAGGTCCGCACGCCCATCACCGACACCACCTTCGGCAAGCCGTGGGTGTTCCGCTTCAAGGACATCCGCTCGTGGTGGCTCAACGAGCATTTCAACCGCCCCGGCGGCGTCGAATCCGCCGCGCCCACGGCCTGGGTGCCGCAGTCCAAGCCGTTCTGGCTCACCGAGCTCGGCTGTCCCGCCGTGGATCGCGGCGCCAACCAGCCCAACGTCTTCATCGACCCCAAGAGCGCCCAGTCGCAGCTGCCCTACTTCTCGCACGGCAAGCGCGACGACTTCATGCAGCGCCGCTACCTGCAGGCCGTCCACGACGGCCTCGATCCCGTGCATGCGAGCTACGTCCCCGGCGCCAACCCCGTCTCCGCCGTCTACGGCGGCCGCATGATCGACCTCGACCGGATGCACGTCTACGCCTGGGACGCGCGCCCCTACCCCGCCTTCCCGGCCAACACCGAGGCCTGGGGCGACGGCCCCAACTGGCGCCTCGGCCACTGGCTCACCGGCCGCATGGAGAGCGCCCCGCTCGGTCCCACCGTCGCTGCCATCCTCGTCGACCACGGCTTCGCCGCCCACGACACCTCGGCGCTTAACGGCTCCCTCGATGGGCTGGTCGTCGACCGCATCATGTCAGCGCGCGACACCCTCCAGCCCCTGGAGCTCGCCTTCTTCTTCGATACCCGCGAGAGCGGCGGCCGGATCGTCTTCGCGCACCGCGGCGCCGATTTTCCCGCCGCAGCACTCACGCCCGACGACCTGGTCGAGACCCATCCCGACGCCGCCCTCTCCACCCTCACGCGCGCCCAGGAGACGGACCTCCCCGCCTCCGCCCGCATCACCTACATCGCCGCCGGCGGCGACTACCCGGCCGCCGTCGAGGAAGCCCGCCGCCTGGCTGGCCGCAGTGGCCGCGTGGCGCTGGCCGACGTGCCGCTCGTATTGGACGCCGAGCAGGCCGCCGAGATCGCCGAGGTGTGGCTGTTCGAGGCCTGGGCCGCCCGCGAGCGCGCCCAGTTCGCCCTCCCGCCCAGCCGCCTCGCCCTCGAGCCCGGCGACGCCGTCAGCCTCGCCGCCAACGGCCGCACGCACCTGCTGCGCATCACCGAGCTCGGCGAGCACGGTGCCCGCGACATCGAGGCGCTCAGTGTCGACCCCGACCTCTACTACGGCGCGCCCAGCGCCACGCGCGACCGCGGCGGGAGCGTGGCCGTCATCGCGGGCCAGCCGTTCGTCACCTTCCTCGACCTGCCGCTGCTGCGCGGCGACGAGCCGCCGGCCGCCGGCTACGCCGCCGCCGCCCAGAGCCCCTGGCCCGGCCCTATCGCCATCTACCGCTCGCCCGAGACCACGGGCTTCCAGCTCAAGGCCGTGGCCTCGGCCCCGGCCGTCACCGGCATTACGCTCGACCCGCTGCCCGCCGGCCCCGCGTCCCGCCTCGACCGCGCCACCAGCCTCCGCGTCGGGCTCGATACCGGCACGCTCGCCTCCGTCACCGAGCTCGCCCTGCTCGGCGGCGCCAACCTCGCCGCCATTCGCAACGACGATGGCGAGTGGGAGGTGCTGGAAGTGTTCATCTCGACTCACTCACAGGCGGAATTCTCCCACGCGCTGTGTCCTTCGTGCACTGACCGGCAGGATCGTCTTCTCTTCGACGACAAGGTCGGATAAGACCGTCTTAATTTGTCACGATTGATCGGACCCGCGGTCGCTATCATCCAGGGCTAAGGCTGACTATGGGTTCACCCGTTCGATTCGTCACGCTCGCATGGTTGAGCGTGTTCGTACTGGCCGGAGCGGTACTGTGCGCGCAACGCGGCGCCGCGCCAGCCGCTACGTCACCTGCCTCGACCGCCGACGCCACGTCCCGTATCGTCGCGGCTGCTCAAGCGCTCCTTACCACGCTC